AGCGAATCGTTGACGCGGTTCAGCTGATCGGCGGCCTTCCAATGGTCCGCCATCGCCTTGGCATAGTTCGGTGCCTTATCCGCGATCTCGGCCTCGATCGCGGCGTGAACGCGATCCACCGCAGCACGCTCAGGCGAGCGGGGCAAATTCCACTCGCGAAGGGCGGCGACGGCGCGCTTGAGCTCGTCCATGCGCTGCGGCGTCTGCGCGGCCGGATCCGAGGCCTTCACCTTGCCGATGATCTCATCGAGCCTGGTGCGAAGGCGGGGAATGTCGGTCAGGTGTATTCCATCGAACGTCCGGGCAGTCGCCGGGTCGGGCAAGGCCGTCTCGATGGATTGAAAATCGAACGGACGCTTGTCAGCCGCCACGCTGGCCGCGTCGCTTGAATAGGCGGCCAATGCCTCTTGACGCGCCTTGTCGAGCGCCGACGCCGCCATGCCCTGAACATCTTCTATTGGCGCGAGGCCGCCCCTGTCGGCCGGCAGCATGTCGTTGGCTTCGACACCTGCCCGGCCGGCGGTGGGGACGGCGCCGGCACTTTTGCGCATCACCGCACCGAAAATGTTCGAAACGAGCGGTTCGCCGACACGGGAAGTCGCTCCGGCTTCGCCTGGCACTCCGTAGTGATCGAACAGATTGCCGCTCATGGCAGCCTCGCTGGATTGGGATTAATGAGATCAGGCATCGCTCTCGCCCTCACGCCGCCAACAGGAACGGCAGCAGGTCGGCGATCGAGAACCCGGCCGCTTCGGCGCCTGCAGCACCGGCCCCCGCAGCCGCAGCACCTCCTGCCGCAGCATCGGCTCCTGCTGCGGCCGCACCGGCCACGCCGCCCGTCTCCACGCCGCCGCCGAAGCCGAGGTCCTGCAGGAGGCCTGTCAGGGGGTCGATCGCGCCGCCGCCGGCGGGCGCGCCCCATCCGGACAATCCGTCCGTCAAGTTGACGATCACTCCGCTGTTGGGATCGATGCCGGACGTCGGGAGGTGGAAGCCGCTGAGAAGCTTGTCGAGAATCCCGGGACCGTCCTGCACCTTGAAGCCCGGCACCGGCGGCAGTTGCGGCATCGCCATGAAGCCCATGCCGGGCAGCAGCGCCGGCGCGCGGAAGCCCGACGCGAGCGGCATCGGCTGCACGGGACCGGGAATGAGACCCGGCGCCATTTTCTGGCGCAGCAGCGCCGGCAGCGAGTTGGGGTCGATCGAGCCCGAAAGGAAGTTGAATGCGGTCATCCGAAGAGTCCCTTGTTGCCAAAGAGTGCGCCCAGAATGTTCGCCGTCGGGTTGGTCGCCGGCGTCGACGTGCCATAAGAGCTGGCGTTGCTGCTGCCGCTGCTGTTGCCGCTGCTTTCGCCGCCCGGATAGCCGGCGAGCAGGCGCTGCAGGTAGTTGCTGATGTAGTTCGGCTGGGCCGTCGTTTCGTAGTTGTAGCGGGCGACGTTCGAATCGATGTTGGCCTGCGTGTTGGCGTCGATCGCCTGGCCGGCCTGCAGCATGGCCGCGATGTTGGCGAAGTCCTGGTTCGCCAGGGTCGGCGCAAGGTTCGCGGCATTGAGCTGGTTCGAGCGCTCGTTCTGATAGGCCGTGTTCGCCATCCCGGCCGCGGCGTTGGCCTGGGCCTGGTTGAGGGAGTCGAGCGCCAGCCCCGTGTAGGCCTGCTGCTGGCCGGAGCCGTAGCGCCCCGCGCCCTCGAATTGCGCGGTGACGCCGGGCAGCACCTGGGTCATGAACTGCTTGGTCTGCGGCTGCTCGGCGGCGGCCACGGCACTCGCGAAGTAGGGGTTCTTGCCGAGGTCGAGGTAATCGCCGTTGAGCGTGCTCATGACGCTGTTGTCGGCGGCCTGGACCACCGGCGAGCCGCTGCCGCCGCGCTGGAACAACGCCTGGATCGCCGACTGCGTGGCCTGCGACGGCGGCGCGACGGTCGCGCCGGGATAGTAGCCCGGCGCCGTCGGATTGGCGTTGAAGTCGCCCACCAGCGCCTGAATGCCTTGCTGCAGATAGGGCTGGATGTAGGACGGCGGCGCCGTACTGGAATTCGTCTGCTGGGTCTGTGTCTGCGACTGCGTCTGTTGCGTCTGTGAGGGTGTCGATCCGCCGCTCATGCAATCCTCCGTTCCCAGGCGGGAAGGCCATCGACGGCGTCGACGCTCACCCCACCGAACTTCTTCACGATCCGCGCCCAGCCCGGACGGCCGACGCCGCGCAGCGTCACGCATCCCAGCGAACGCGCCCAATCCTCGAGCTTGGCGATGAAGTCGGCGGCCCAGTCACGAAGGCGGGAGCCGCCGACCAGCCAGATCAGGCAGCTCTTTTCATCGCCGACCTGTATCTGCGTCACGATCGCGGCCACCGGCACGTCCGCGTCATAGATCGCCCAGAGCTGCGCATCGTTGAAGAGCAGTCGCGCCAGTACATCTTGTCGGGCGAGCGCTTCGCCGCGGGTTCGAGCAGAGGCCACAGGTCGGACCAGACCAGGTGGAGATGGTGCAGGGGGATTCCAGTGGCAATCATGGTCATGTGCTGATGATGTGGTTGAGGACGATCGTCGGCTGCGTGTTGTTGTGCGTGCCGCCGCCGCCCGCGTTCTGGATCGAAATGTTGGAGCCGTTGGCGCTGGTGCCTGGCGCAATGTTGCCGCCGTCGGCGTAGCTGTACCAAGCCTGGTTGAGAATGCTGGCGTCGCCGATCACGATGCGCCCGCCCGGCGCACTGTGGGCATGTCCCGGATCGTTGACGCCGTGGCTGTGAGCGGGAATCTCCGCCGTCGACAGCGTGTGGCTCTGCTCCCCGCCCGAAGCGCCGAGCGTTGCGCCGGACACGGGCGACGTCAGGCGACCGGCCGCGCTGCCGCCCATGTCATCCTTGCCGGCGGCGACGCGCCCGCGCAGATCCGGCAGGTTGAAGGTGGTCGAGCCGTCGCCGGCGCCGTAGGTCGTGCCGATCGCAGCGAAAAGATCCGAATAGCCGGTCCGCGAGACGGCTTGGCCATAGCAGAGCAGCCAGCCACTGGGCGGCGTGGTGCCGGCAAACGGCATGACGCAACCCGCCGGCACGCGCAGCATCGTGTTGTAGTCGCGGATCAGCACGTTGACGCGCTCGGTGATGGAGCGTGTGTCGGCCGAGACGGGAAGCGCCGGCAGGCTCATTGCGCACCTGCCGATCGCGTGTCGAGGTCGTCGATGCCCTGCATGTTCGACCACAGGTCTCCGGCATTCATGGTCGCGCGGACGCGGAAGTAGCGGCCGCTTTGGTAGACCGGCGCCAGGCCGGCCGGCGTCAGCCCGACGACCGGTCCGTAGGCCACGATGCCCTGCTGAGTCTCGCGCGCGCCGATCTGGATCTGCGGATTGCCGCCGTCGATCAGCGGCCGACAGGCGCGCACGACGGATCGCGTGCCGTTGCCTGGAGCGAACTCCGCGGTTTCGACCGTTGCAGCGAGTGCCGGGCCGGAGAACGAGCCGCTCCTGTGCGTCGTGTCGAAGGCGAACAGCAGCAGCGAGACCGTGCCGGTCCAGAACGACGAATCGAGCGAATAGGGCAAGGCGTCGAGCGCGCCGAAGGGGTCGAGCTGCTCGAGCGTGTAGCTCTGCTGGCTGACGCCGCCGAACACCAGCTCGCAGGTCACCTGGGCATGCGACCACTTGCCGGTGCGCCAGTTGTAGATCAGCAGGCGGTTGGGCACCCCGCCGTTGCCGTTCGCCGGATAGGCGAAGATGTAGAGGCCGCGCACCGGATCGATCGCCGCCGAGGCGCGGAACTGGTTGGTCTCGTCGAACTCCGCCCAGAAGGTGCGGTCGATCTTGCCGCGGCCGATCGGCGTGATCGTCTGGCCGCCCTGCACCATGTAGAAGCCCGACTTGTGGCAGAAGAACGCCATGTCGATCAGGCTGGCGAGGCTGCCCGGCACGCTGCAGCCGATGTCGTTGGCGATCTTGTCGATGCGGAAGATGATCGGCGGGCCCTCGTAGGTCATGCGCCGCACGCTGGTCTCCTGGAAGATCAGCGCGTATTCGCCGCCGACCAGGCCGGTGACGTTGCCGCCATCGGGCAGGTCCTGGATGTCGGCCTGGTTGGACGGCACCGAGCCCCACAGGTTGGCGTTGTTGATGCCCGACCACTGCACACGCTGTGGCGTGGTGCCGATCTTGCCCATCAGGACGAAGTCGCGGACCGTCGTGACGAAGGCCGCGATCGGCGGCGTGCCACCCAGCACCGTCCAGCGCGTGCCGACCGACAGGTCGAAGGCCTGCGGGGCATCGACGCCGTTCACCGCGATGGCGAGCGGTCCGAACTGGGTGAAGCGCCAGGTGTCATCGCCGCCCGGCGCGTAGAGCAGCTCCTTCTGGGCCGTGCCGCCGGAGGTGTAGGTCGAGTAGCCCGTGGTATCGACGCCGATCGTGAAGTTGTTGGCGTCGACCGCGGTGACCGAGAACAGGAGGCCGTTGACCTGCGTCATCCCGGCGACGCCCGAGATGAAGACCTGGTCGCCGTTGCCGTATCCGTGCGCCGTCACGGTCACCTTGCCCGGATTGGCCTTGGTGATCGCGGTGATGGTCTTGGCCGCGGCCAGTTGGGTGACATCGCTCCAGGTCGTGCCCGACAGCAG